ACGGGCTAGCCGGTGATTGCGCTCCATTTCTGATTCAAGACCAAAAATCATTTTTAAAGTTTGCTTAATAGTCATTTTGAGTATTCCTATTCAGGTTAATAAAAACCGGTTTTTGTCCGGCGAGCGCATTATAAACACGAAACAACAACAAATCGCAAAATTATTTGAAACAGGCGCATGTAGCATAAACCATGCCAAAAATATTTTCATTCGATAAATGAGAATCATTCGCATAATAATGAGAATCATTTGTATTTGAGAATTGTTCGCATCCAGGGTGTAATAAGAATCATTCGCATTAAGAAAAATTTTAAAAATCCCGTTCAGCCAGCGGTTGCTAATCAAACAAGCTATTGGGACAGTGAACCCCTTGGGACAGCAAACCCCTTGACAGGGACACAGAACCCTGATACACTCTGGGACTATCAACCCCCGAATGGAGTAAGTATATGAGATGTATCGCATGTAATTCTGAGCTCACTGACTACGAAGCAACAAGGAAATCAAGTGCAACTGGAGAGTTCTTAGACCTCTGCAACACTTGTTACAACAGTATCACAGAAGATGTTCAAGCAATTGATAATAAAGACTTAATTACTTTTCAAGACTACATTGACATCTCAGAAGATTTATGATACCCTCTTCTACATAGACTCTATAGAGCTCTACAGAGCTTCTCAGTACACAGTATATATTTATATATTACTAATTACTTACTGAGTATCTATATAGCTTCACTAGAGTTTAAATGTAGTTTATGTATACTTACTGAGTTCAACATAGATGACTAGAGGTAATATAGATGGCGAATGGTAAACTTCCTTCAGTGGAACGCAGTAGACTCTCTGGTGGCTTAACAGGTGATTGTGCGTACAAATGGGCGATGTTTCTTTCTGAGAATTACTTGTTTGACAACGATGACCCTTTGCTGTATGATCGCTTCAGATCAATTGCTGAGTCACTTGAGCCTAAGCCGGGTAAACCAGTGGTTGCATCGTTTCATTGTAAAGACCTTGAGAAGGAAATTGAGAAATGGACAATATCTCAACAATCATCATCCTGAGAGAGCTTGATAAGCGTGTTCACATGTACAAACAAGGGGATATCGATTCTTTCCTCAGCTTGATGTGTGATATCGATGAAGAGTCTGTGGTACAGCTTGACAAGGCGTTAGAGTCTGTGCTACATTCCTACGCTGAATACCAAGTGAACAATGTCATGAAGAACTTAGAGGAGTTTGCAAATGATTGATCCTCAAACAGGATGCGATGACGACTATGATGCGGCATTGAAATTCTGCATCGAAGAGATCATCGAAGAGATCCACCGTGTCAAAGAGCTTGACCGACTTGCAGTGGAGTCAGTTTATTATTCGATCTTCGGTAAAGAGATTGAACAAAGATATCAAGAATATTTGAATGAGCTAAAGGAGCCCTCATAATGGAAAATATCTACTCAATCGATCAGCTTGAACAGTATCTCTCAACGCTGGCAATCGGTACAGAGTCTGTTCAGAAGATCTCAGAATTCTGTCGTCTTCAAGAGAATAGAATGGATTTTCTTCGCAAGCGTGTCAACACAGCCGCACAGTTGCTAGGACAGGACCTTATTAATGAGGCTATGTACGATGAATGATATTAGAGTTCGGAGAGCAATGGAGTCTTTATTAAACGAAGCTCTGGAGCATCTAGAGTCTGCCAATGAACTGATCAACGACACCGGTGATACAGAATCTGAAGAACTTGACCAGATCTCTCTATCGGTGTCTCATGCCCACACTAAATTGGAATATTACTTAGGGAGCCTTTGAATGAACTATTTATTACTTGCAGACGAATATGGTGGGGATGGTTGCGACTGGACTGTTGAATTAGCATTTGGTTCTTATAGCGACTGTGAGAAAGAATTGGATAGACTTTGTAAAGCATGTGCTATCCAGTACAGTAATTACCGAATTGTAAATGAAAGGTCAATCAATGGCATTCGTTAAATACAACATGGAGTGTCCAGAGTGTCACAGTAGTCGAGGTTATGGCATCGATGACGGTGGATTTGGTCACTGCTTTAAATGCGGTCATAGAGCCAAAGAAGAGAGTAATGGTAGGGTGATACCACTGAATACTAGATCGTCGCATACAGAGGCTCCTGTGAGCTCTCAGGGCTATTCCCTACCTAATTTACTCTACAGGGATCTACGTGATCGTAAGATTTCTGTTCAGGTTTGTGAGAAGTATGGTGTAGGCTTTAGAGGGGAAGACTTAGTCTTTCCTATTGGTACATCTGCAAAGGTTCGTATCAGAGGTGAGAAGAACTTTGCGATTGAAGGAGACTGGAAAGACAATACTCAATTGTTTGGACAAGAGAGATTTAATTCCGGTGGGAAGTATGTACTTGTGACTGAGGGTGAACTTGATACCTTAGCCGCCTATCAGATGCTTGGGAATGATAAGTATCCGATTGCTGTGGTCTCAGTAAGGAATGGTGCACAGTCAGCCCTGAAGGATTGTAAGGCCAACTTTGACTGGCTAGATACATTTGAGTATGTGGTCTTTAACTTTGACAACGATCCTGTGGGCTTAGAAGCTCAGTCGCATTGTGCTGAACTTTTCAGTCATAAAGCGAAGTGCATGGTGGCTGTCAATGGCCTGAAGGATGCTTCAGATTACTTGATGGATAATCGTGCCGGCGAATACACCAATAACTTCTGGCGAGCAGAGCGTTGGACTCCAGACGGAATTATTGCAGGTGCGTCATTGTATGATGCTGTGATGAAGCCGATTGAGAAGTCTGATGTGGAGTATCCATTTGATGGACTGAATAGTCTGACGTATGGGATACGTAAAGGTGAGCTAGTCACAGTGACAGCCGGTTCAGGTCTTGGGAAATCACAGTTTCTCAGGGAGATTATTTGGCATATCATTCAGCATACTGAGAGCAACATCGGATTGATGTTTTTAGAAGAGTCCACCAGACGCACTGGTTTGTCTTTAATGTCGTTAGCGGCTGACAAGCCTCTGCATTTGCCGGACACTGTAGCCACGCAACAGGAGAAAGATGATGCGTTCAATAAGACACTTGGCACAGATCGTGTGTATCTCTTTGACCATTTTGGTTCCACTGACGTTGATAATATCGTCAATCGTGTACGCTACCTTGCCAAGGTGGTGGGATGTGATTATGTGTTTGTCGATCATATTAGCATTATTGTCAGCGCACAATCTAATGGTGATGAGCGAAAAGCAATCGACGAAATCATGACAAAGCTACGGATGCTGGTGCAGGAGACCGGCATCAGTTTAGTCTGCGTCAGTCATTTGAAGCGTCCAGAGAACCGTGGACACGAAGAAGGTGCGGCGACATCTCTGGCTCAACTACGTGGCTCTGGAGCGATTGCACAGCTTTCTGACATGGTGCTTGGGCTTGAGCGTAACGGACAGGCCGATGATGCCACAGAACGTAATACAACACGGGTACGTGTACTGAAGAACCGCTTCAGTGGTATTACCGGCAAAGCCTGTGCATTGCTGTATAGCCATGAGACAGGTAGAATGCGTGAGATTGATGAGGAAGCTTTATGAGTGATAGTAAGCGATGTTCCACATGTATGGAAATAAAACCTATTTACGACTTCAATCGTAATAAAAGCAACCATGATGGGTTATCTTATCAGTGCCGTGAATGCGCTAACGAAGCTTGGAGAAAATCTACAGGGTATACAGGTGAGCGTTATAAAGGCTTGGTGTATTGTATTCCTCATCCTGTGTATCCTGAGTGGTTTAAGATCGGGGCTTCGAACAACATGAAGAATCGTTTGAATGCCTTAAATGCGGCAACACCATTCAGAGACTACACTTGTATTTATCAGATTGAATCGAATGACCGGATTATTACCGAATCGAAAATTCATGATCGATTAGTTAAATTAGGTGTTGAAAAACGATATGAATGGTTTTATACTACTCTTGAAACAATTAAGCAAGTGATGGACGAAGTAAAGAATGAAGAAGCTAGTATTAGACATCGAGACGAACACAGCCCTCAGTACGATATGGTGCTGTCTCACTCAGGATGTTGAAACAGGAGAATCGATATGTCATACAGAACCAGCCACACTAGCTCCACTGGTAAAGGAGTACGATCAAATCATCGGGCACAATATCATTGGTTTCGATGCTCCAGTCCTTCGGAGGCTATGGAACATTGGGATACCGAAATCGAAAGCGGTAGACACATTAATTCTTTCAAGACTTTTGAATCCACAGCTAGAAGGCGGACACAGCTTGAAGGCTTGGGGTTTGCGGCTGAAGAATTCTAAGATTGAATTTGAAGATTATGATGGTGGGTTGACCGATGAAATGGTGGAGTATTGTAGGCAAGATGTGGCGCTTACCGCTGATTTGTATGGCGTTCTTATGGCTGGCCTTAACGAATGGAAAGACCCTAGTCAGGCGATTAAGATCGAACATGACATTGCAGTCATCTGTAAGAAACAAGAAGAGAATGGTTTCAAGCTGGATATCCCTTCAGCTTCAATTCTTAAAGCTACGCTGTCAGATCGCATGGGTGTACTGGAAGACACTGTTCAGGCTGTATTCCCGCCGATTGTTGAGGAGCGTTGGTCTGAGAAGACAGGAAAGCAACTGAAGGATAAGGTGACTGTCTTTAACTTAGCCAGTCGTAAGCAGATCGGGGAACGCTTGATGAATTTAGGCTGGAAGCCAAGTAAACATACTGAGAAAGGACAGCCTATCGTTGATGAAGGGACACTAGACTCTGTGGACATACCAGAGGCTCAGATGATCGCAGAATACTTGATGATACAGAAACGTGTCGCTATGATCGACTCATGGTTAAAACATGTCGATGAAAAGACATCTCGTGTACATGGAGGCATCATCACCAATGGTGCAGTGACAGGCAGGATGACGCATCGCAATCCCAATATGGGACAGGTTCCTTCAGTGAACAAACCATACGGTCAGGAGATACGTTCATTATGGACTGTCGATGACGGTAATGTGTTAGTTGGCACGGATCTTGCAGGGATTGAGTTACGTTGCCTTGCACACTACATGCAGGATGATGAATGGACAGAGGAGTTACTGAATGGGGACATCCATCAGAAGAACGCTGAAGCCGCCGGTCTCACAAGGCCACAAGCTAAAACATTGCAGTATGCAGTTCTTTACGGAGCCGGTCCAAGAAAAGTTGGCAGTATTGTTGGAGGTGGGGCGAAAGAAGGGAATGAAATTCTATTTCGTTTTTATCGTAACACCCCTAAGCTACAACAACTTATGGAGAAGGTTGCGAAAGTGGCGGCAAAAGGGTATGTACCGGGCCTTGATGGTAGAAGAATACTGGTCAGATATGACCACGCCGCACTCAACAGCCTCCTTCAAGGATGCGGTGCTATTATTGCCAAGCAATGGTGTATCGAAGCGCACAAAGTATTTAGGCAAAGACAGATCCCTGTCAAGCAAGTTGCGTTTGTGCATGACGAAATACAAATTGAAACAGCGGAGAAACATGGTGAAGAAGTTGCACAAATCATGTGCGATGCGGCCTCACAAGCCGGGATTACCTTGGGCTTTCGATGCCCAGTAGACGCAGAAAGTAAAATAGGTCAAAATTGGTTTGACACTCACTAAAATTCGTGTATAATATTAGTATACCACCAACAAAAGGAGAATGGTATGGAAAATACTCAGCGTGTAAAAGTCAAAGCCGACATCATGTGGGCTTATCTGGACAAGCCTAACGACATGTCAGGCAAGTATCAGGTTGATCTTTGCAACCTCTCAGACCCTGCAGTCCAAGCTCTTGAAGACATGGGCTTAGCTGTACGGCAGAAGGAAGACAAGGGGTATTTTATCACTTGTAAGTCCACTAACCCTATCCGTGCTTATGACCGTGATGGTGATGCCATTGAAGGCATCTCTATCGGCAATGGCTCTAAAGCGATTGCAATGGTAGGTTCCTATGCTTGGAACTTTAAGAATAAGGAAGGGTTATCACCTTCACTGAAGAAGCTCGTTGTTGAAGAGCTCGTAGCCTATGAAGGCGAAGGTGTCTCTGATGATCTGGATGACGATTCAGACGTTTTATAATGAATCACGCCCTGATTGATGCTGACATTCTTAACTATCGTATTGGTTTTGCCACCAACAACGAACCTGAGAGTGTCGCCATCACTACAATGGCAGGGTTTCTAGAGGATTTACTTCTTCTAGACCTGCCACAGGTGCAAACGTGGGAACTGCATTTGACCGGGAAGACAAACTTCCGTAATGATTATGCTGTCACAACACCGTATAAGGGCAATAGGAAAGGAACAGAGAAGCCTGTTCATTATCAGTTACTGAGAGAATATTTGTGCACTGCATGGAGCGCCACCGTCAATGAAGGGATCGAAGCAGATGATATGCTTGCAATCCGACAGACTGAATTAGGTGACGATTCTATTATTGTGACGCTTGACAAAGACCTGAATCAGGTTGCAGGATGGCATTACAATTTCGTGAAGAAAGACAAATACTACGTGACTGAAGAAGACGGGCTTCTGAGTTTCTATAAACAATTTCTTACCGGGGACTCTGTAGATAACATTATCGGTGTTAGAGGGATCGGGGAGAAGAAAGCAGACAAACTTCTGAGAGGCAAAACAGAAGCAGAGATGTGGGCTATTATCGTAGAAGAGCTTGGTGAAGACCGGGCGATGGAAAATGGACACTTACTGTATATGTTAAGGACTCAAGATGACTGCTTCACACCACCGGAACTTGGTAGCTAAACATAGTGGCAAGTTCAACAAAAGCAAGGTCTACAAAGACCGCAAGAAAGCGTACAAGCGGGGCTACGAAAAGCACCGGTATCAGACCTCAGTCAGCCAAGGCGAAAGGGAGAAGACTCCAGCAAGCTGTCAGAGACTCGATACTGGATGCTTTCCCCTCGCTTGAACCTGATGATGTCAGAAGTACATCGATGGGCGCTGGTGGTGAGGACGTTCAACTGAGTCCTGCGGCTAGACGATTATTTCCATATTCTGTGGAATGTAAGAATCTAGCAAAGATTGCAGTATACAATTATTATGTCCAAGCAACTGGACACAGTAACCATGAGCCTTTAGTTGTGATCAAACAAGATAGGGCAAAGCCGTTGGCTGTTGTAGACTTAGAACACTTTATGGAGCTTGTAAAGAAATGATCGATCTTACTGAGATGGCTGAAGAATTTGACTGCAACTTCGCCAAGAATAGGCAAGTTGGCGGAGACCATTACGTCTCCAAAGACATTCAGCCTTGGAGTGCAATGGAGTCTTGGATGTCTGAAGAGGCATTCAAGGGATTTATCTGGGGTAATGTTATCAAATACATTGCTCGATGGGAGGATAAAGGCGGCAAACATGACTTAGAAAAAGCCCGTCATTATCTTGACAAATTAATAGAAATCGTGTAAACTAATAGGTTCGGTATGACACTTGTAGACCTGATGGAAAAACTAAAACGTGTCGAGGAAGTGACTCTGATGGAGTTACTTGAGATCACTTCAGAAGACCTTGTCAACCGTTTTGTAGATAAGATTGAAAATAACTTCGATGCACTGGAGACAGAATTAGATGACGAAATATCTTGGGATAACGATTGATTATGAAAGAGACCTTAGACTTAGTGATCAAGCGATTAAACTCATGCAGGACTACTATATGTTTGAGCATGAAGACAGTCCTCAGCAAGCCTTTGCACGTGCTTCAGTGGCTTATTGCAATGATGACCTTGACTTGGCACAACGTATCTACGACTATGCTTCAAAAGGTTGGTTTATGTTTGCGTCACCTGTGTTGTCGAACGCACCTGACGATGTACGAAACAATAGGGGCTTGCCTATTAGTTGTTTCCTTACTTACGTGGGGGACAATCTTGATAGCCTTATTGAGCATAATGGTGAAGTAGCATGGCTTTCCGTAAAGGGCGGCGGTGTGGGTGGGCACTGGTCAGATGTGAGAGGGATCAGCGACAAAGCTCCGGGACCAATCCCATTCATGAAAGTGGTGGACGCTCAGATGACAGCGTACAAACAAGGGAAGACAAGGAAGGGAAGCTACGCCGCATACCTAGACGTAAGCCATCCTGACATAGAGGAGTTTATTAGTTTTAAAGTGGCGACTGGTGGGGACATCAATCGCAAGTGTTTCAATTTATTTAATGCTGTGAACATCACAGATGAATTTATGGAGAGTGTAATTAATGACAGAGAATTCAATCTTACAGACCCGCATACAGGAATTGTCAGAGATACAGTCAAGGCTCGCAGACTATGGCAACGAATCCTTGAAGCTCGCTTCAGAACTGGCAGTCCATACCTTAACTTTATCGACACAGCCAGAAAAGGCTTACCGGAAGCTCAAAGAAAGCTTGGATTGTCAATTAATGGCTCTAACCTCTGCAACGAAATCCATCTCGCAACAAGTGAAGAACGCACAGCAGTCTGCTGTCTCTCCAGCGTCAACCTCGAAAAATACGACGAGTGGAAATCAAGCGGCATGGTTGGAGACCTTATCCGATTCTTGGACAACGTGCTTCAATACTTTATTGACCACGCACCAGAAGAACTTGGAAAAGCTGTATACTCAGCATACAGAGAGCGTTCAGTCGGTCTTGGAGCAATGGGCTTCCACGGTTATCTCCAAGGAAAAGGCATAGCATGGGAGTCTTGGCAAGCGGCTAGTGAGAACTATGCAATCTTCAGAGAGATTAAAGCCCAGTCTCTTGAAGCCACCTACTCGCTCGCTGTGGAGCGTGGCGAATGTCCTGAT